CATGTCGCCTACTGCTTCGCCCCAGTAGCCGGGTACAGCGCGTTTGGCAGCTACACCGGAAATGGGAGCGCGGATGGCAGCTTTGTGTACACAGGATTTAGAAGCAGATGGGTGATGATTAAGCGAACGGATACAACTGGAGGCTGGAACATTATTGACACAGCACGCAGTGCTTACAACGTTGTAGACACATATCTCTATGCAAACCAGTCATGGCAAGAAAACTATTACGGCGCCGCAACTTATTTCGACATTCTCAGTAACGGCATCAAGTTTAGAAGCTCAACCACAGCAGAACTCAATGCCTCTGGCGGCACCTATATCTACTTCGCAGTGGCCGAATCACCTTTCCAATACGCCCGCGCCCGCTAACCCCGCCCCAGTAGTGAACAAGACTAATCATGTTTATCCTTAACAATCAGCCCCTTTCACCAGATCGGGCATTTACAACTGAAGATGGAACTCAGTACCCTTCTAATTGGCTACGGTTAGCTACGGTAGAGGAGCGGGAAGCAGTTGGAATTACCGAGACTCCTGATCCTATTCCTGTTGATCAACGCTTCTACTGGGATACAGGAATTCCTAAAGACCACACTGAGCTTGTCAAGACGTGGACTGCTCAAGTCAAAGCAACTGCTGGCTCCCTTCTTTCCCAGACGGACTGGTATATCACCCGTGCTTCTGAGACGGGCCTAGCTGCCCCTCAGAGCGTGCTTGAGAGGCGTTCCTTGATACGTGCCATGAGCAACGATAAGGAGGCCTTCCTGAGCCTTACAGAGACCACTGAGCAACTTGCTGAGTATGTCACAAGCGCTGCATTCAATAACTGGGAAAGTGGTGCTTCGATTGACGGCGCTATTCGTGTTGTGGACGGTGTTACCAGCGGCACTGTAATTACCGGAGACACGATCTTCGGTGGTTCTGGTAACGATACACTTACCTTCTAAGAACAATGATCACTATTCTAGGCATTAAAGTGTCCTATGAGGCACTTGCTTTCTTTGCGCTGTTCATTGGCTCCGAGATCATCGGTGCTTCCAAGCTCAAAGAGAACAGCATTGTCCAGATCCTTCTGCGTGGTATCGAGGCAATCAAGCCTCACCGCACTGAGGATGACAAGATCCAACGTGTTAAAGATACGTTCAAGTAAACATCATGGTACTGCTAGACGTTAAGCAGTACTACCCCCAAACCGACAGTGCAACAGGTCACGGAGATCGGATGTGCTTTAGCTCGACGTGCGCTATGGCCATCAAGTATCTCCGTCCTGATGCTCTGAAGGGTAGTAATGCAGATGATGATTACTTGAGAACTGTTCTCAAATACGGTGATACAACCCAATCCACCAGTCAAATCAAAGCCTGTCAGCAGTACGGTGTTTTCGCTTCCTTCTACCAGAAAGGAACCAGACAGACACTCCTCAACGAACTAAAAGCAGGCTATCCAGTAGCTGTTGGCGTCCTCCACAAAGGTCACGTCTCCAATCCTGTTGGTGGTGGCCACTGGATGCTGTTGATTGGTGACGATGGAGAGCACGGTATCTTCCACGATCCATACGGTGAGATGGATAACGTCAACGGTGGCTATGTCAATGTTGGCTCTGGTGGTAAGAGTGTCAAATACACCTGGCGTAACTGGCTAAAGCGTTGGGAAGTTGAAGGTCCAGGTACTGGTTGGTTCATGACCTTCCGTCCTACTCAACAAACGAGGCCTATCGCTACCGTTGATAATACCTGGAAGGGAGTTAAAGCTGCTGCTGAGCTTGCCGGTGCCAAATACCCAGAGGTTGTTGCTGCTCAGTGGGCACTCGAATCAGGCTACGGGAAGCATTTTTCTGGTAAATGGAACGCATTCGGATTAAAGGGATCAGGCACTGAACGTGAAACCAAAGAGTTCGTCAACGGTAAATGGATCACGATCCGTGCAGGTTTTATTGACTTCCCTGATCTCCAAACCTGTGTCTCCTATCTCGTAGATCGTTGGTATCGAGACTACAAAAACTACAAAGGCGTCAACCGAGCAGTGTCTCGTGAAGACTGCGCACGTCTTCTTCAAAAGGAAGGCTATGCAACCGACCCAGCCTACCCCGAGAAACTCATTCGATTGATGTCTGAAAATGATTGAAGCAGGTGTCGCAGCAGGTATTGCTCTATTCACTGCCATTGTCTCGGTCCACAGTCGTCTTCACAGCAAGATTAACGAAGTGGATAGCCGTGTAGACAAAGTAGAACTCAGGGTTGCTGAGAACTACGTACAAAAACAAGAGCTTTCTACTGCTCTTCAAAAGATGGAGGATCACATGATCCGCATCGAAAACAAATTAGATCAGATTGTCCTTAGAAATGGCTAAGAATAAGGCAACTGAGGACATGTTTAACGAGTTACATAACCTCGTTACCACTGAATTCCTCAAGCGAATCAAGAGTGGAGAAGCCACCGCTCAAGAATTAAAAGCTGCATGTGACTGGTTAGCCAAGAATGACATTAGTGGAGTCGCATACGACGGTAATCCACTAGAGAAACTAGCCACGATCATGCCAAAAGTAGACCCAGAACTTGTTCAGTCGAGGTTATATGGCAAAAGAAACTGAAAAGCAAAGACGAGAGCGCTTGAAGGTTAGACAGTCGAAAGAAAAGTCTAAGACAGCTCAGGTTGCTCCCAAAATGGTGCCAGGATATCCAAGAACACCACTTATTGGCGGCAGTGAGTGGGAAAAGATGAACGACACCGACATACCTCGGATTCTTGAGTTTGCCGAAAGAACCAAGAATATCAGTCCACGAACGATAAAAAGAGTTCTTGAAGGCAGATATGGGTCTGGATGGTAATCATGAAAACTTCTGAGTACTACAAAAAGAACCCAAAAGCACGCGCTAAGCGACTTAAACAGCAGAAAGAGTACAACAAAACTGCTGATGGGCTCAAGATTCGCACTAATGCGAACAAATTGAACAGACAACTGGGTACATACGGTAATGGAGACGGTATGGATGCATCCCATACAGGCCCCAATACCGGCAAAAAAGAAAAGCCTTCGTCAAATCGACGTAGACCCCGTACTGGTAAGAAGTACGCGACATGACTCCACTGCTACCAACGCCTGATCACTACCTCCAAAACTTAATCACAATGACAAGTCCCGAAGCAAAGCGTCTTTGGAGACGCGCTATTAAGGAGCACTTTGAGTGCCGTTGTGTCTATTGCGGAGAAACCTATGACTTACACGAACTTACACTCGATCATGTACGACCAAAATGTAAAGGAGGCGAAGACCTTGCTTCAAACCTCGTACCCAGTTGTTGGAAGTGTAATCAGGCAAAAGGTAGCAATAACTGGCTCTCGTGGATGAGAGCAACATTTGGGATTACCCAAAGAGAAGACCTTATTCTTTCACACATTAACTAGATATGGCATACAAAACAGTACGTCGGAACGGTCGTGATGTTCTGATAAACACGGCAACCGGAAAAGAAGTCCGTCCTGGAGAGCGGATTGGCAATGAGTTGAGTTATATTGGTAAGGGTATTACCGACAACTTTACTTATTCTGACAAGGTTGATGCTCGCTCTGGTCGTCGCCTTACGCCAAAAGAAGTGCGTAACGCAGAGAAGCCGAAGGCATCTAAGCCAACACCCAAGCCGACTTCAAAGCCTGAAGCGAAAGGACCGAAGAACGGCGATACCACCATCAAAGAAGGCCACAAGTTTGTCTTTAAAGATGGTAAGTGGTTGAAAGCAACTGCATCTACGCCTAAGCCTGCAGCTAAACCCTCACCAGCACCCTCTACAAGCCGTCCTAGCACCCCTCCACCTACTCGTGGCTCTGGTAGTACCGCCAGTACTTTTAAGCCGTCTCCTAAGCCCGTACCCAAGCCTGCCGGTAAAGTCCCTGCATCGAGCGAGACCTACCGTGATGGTGGTAAGGGTCTCTATCAAGGCTCAAAAGAATACCGCGACAAAGTAGGTGGTTCCGGTAATCCTCTGCTGAACCGATTTCGTCAGGACATGGGTCGTGATGCCGGCTCTGGTAGTAAGGCTGAACCAAAAATGTCCAAGCCGGAAGACAAGTCGAAGTACGTTGCTTCCAACGGTAAGCCATACATGGGTCCGGCATTCGGTAGCGGTAAAGCAGAACCTGCAAAACCTGCTTCCCCTGCATCTCCGAACAAGTCGGAAAAAGGCATGACCCTTGCTGAACGGATGCGTCGTCGCCGTCAGTCAGGCATGGCTTAAATCAATAACGCACGGAGAGGTAGCTACAAGCGTCTGTAGCGCCTCTCTTTTTCTATTTAAGTATATACACCCCAAATAATGAAAAATCTTCGTACAGCGCCTTCTAGCGCCAGTAACTCCATGAAGATTGCTGGCTATCTAACTGACTCTGATCGTCAGATCCTCAAGGATCACGCTGAAACACTACGTCGTCAAGGTACTAAGGCTGCAGCTAAAGAGCTTGAACGAATGAACAAGATGTATTCCCAATACGGAATGTCCTTTGGTAAACTTAAAGGTGTGTAATGAATGTTCTTGACGCGCTCAAGGATGACTTTAAGCTGTTTCTACAAGCACTGTGGCAGCAGCTTGATTTACCTTCCCCTACACGCGCACAATACGCCATTGCTGACTACCTCCAACTAGGCCCTAAACGACTACAGATCCAAGCTTTCCGTGGTGTTGGTAAGAGCTGGATTACTGGTGCCTTTGTGTTGTGGACACTCTTCAACAACCCAGAAAAGAAGATCATGATCATCTCCGCTTCAAAGGAGCGTGCAGATAACATGTCCATCTTTCTTCAAAAGCTGATCATTGAAACCCCGTGGCTAAGTCATCTAAGACCGAAGTCGGATGATGCCCGGTGGTCTCGGATCTCCTTTGACGTGAACTGCTCTCCTCACCAAGCACCATCAGTCAAGTCAGTCGGTATTACAGGTCAACTAACAGGTTCTCGTGCAGACCTGATGATTCTTGATGACATCGAAGTTCCTGGTAACTCGATGACCGAGATGATGCGAGAAAAGCTCCTTCAGCTCTGTACAGAAGCGGAGTCCATCCTCACACCAAAGAAGGACAGCCGGATCATGTATCTCGGTACACCCCAGACTACCTTCACCATCTACCGCAAGCTAGCCGAACGTAACTACCGACCCTTTGTCTGGCCTGCTCGCTACCCCCGTAAAGACAAGCTCAGTCAATACGAAAACCTTCTAGCCCCACAGATCGTAGAAGACATCGAGATGGGTGCTGAGGAGTGGTCTCCAACTGACCCTGATCGCTTCCAATCCGATGACCTGTTGGAACGAGAAGCAGCCATGGGTCGTAGCAACTTCATGTTGCAGTTCATGCTTGATACCACGTTGAGCGATGCAGAAAAGTTCCCACTTAAGTTCTCAGACCTCATCATTACCTCCGTCAATCCAACTCAAGCGCCGGATGCTGCTGTGTGGTGCAGTGACCCTCGTAATGTTCTCAAAGATCTGCCTACGGTTGGCCTACCGGGTGATTACTTCTACTCCCCGATGCAACTCCAAGGGGAATGGAGTCCATACACCGAGACCATCTGCTCAATAGACCCCTCTGGTCGTGGTAGTGACGAGACAGCAGCGACATACATCTCACAGAAGAACGGCTTCCTGTACGTCCATGAAGTGCGTGCTTACCGTGATGGCTACAGCGACAACACTCTTCTTGATATCCTCAGAGGCTGCAAGAAGTACAACGTCACCAAACTGCTCATTGAGACCAACTTTGGTGATGGCATTGTGGCTGAGCTGTTCAAGAAGCATCTCCAACAGACCAAGCAAGCCATTGACGTAGAAGAAGTTCGTGCCAATGTCCGTAAGGAAGACCGCATCATTGATGCCCTAGAACCCGTGATGAACCAGCATCGGCTCATCATTGACAAGTCGGTCGTGGAATGGGACTACAGCTCCAATAAAGACGCAGCACCTGAGGAACGACTCCTGTACATGCTCTTCTACCAGATGAGTCGCATGTGTCGTGAAAAGGGTGCCGTCAAACATGACGACAGATTGGACAGTCTGGCACAAGGCGTCAAATACTTCACGGATGCCATGTCCATCTCGGCCTATGAAACCGTCAAGCAACGTCGGATGGAAGATTGGCAAGACCTCCTGGAAGCATTTATTGATGACCCTCAAAGTGCTACAGATCACCTCGTGATGGGCTTCTCGTTAGACCAACGAAAACAGGCCAGGGGCGGGTCTAAAGGAAGACAAACACCAACTTGGGTCTAATCCTTCAAATCCGTTCTCCTGCAATGGATTTGGCAGATCCGACATCAATAAGGGGGAATGGAAGGGTGGACCGGACCCCCGAAGGGGGAAGACAAACATCAACTGATGTTAGTCCTCCCCTTTTACTGTTAGTACTGATGTGCGATGGAAGCACATCCCGATTGTACCAATAGTACAGATCCAACCAATCTTCTAACCACCTCCTCACTGCCTTCTAAAAGACTGGTGATGGATGATACAGATGGTCAATGAGTGACCAACAGATCATCCATCACCAAGTGTATATAACAACAACTTAGAACCACCATTCTACCCAATGACTACCACCCACTCAGTTAGTCCATTGCTTCACTCCGCTCAGCTTGTACACATCACTCCTGATGCAGAAGATCTCATTGCTTACATGGCAAGAGTCTCTAATCCTTCCAATCAATCCAACACTCAGACAAGTGCTAGGTTGATTAAGTATCTCATTGATCATCAACACTGGTCTCCATTTGAAATGGTGAACATGTGTGTGTCTATTGAGACTACAAGGAGTATTGCAGCACAGATCCTTCGGCATAGGTCGTTCTCCTTTCAGGAGTTCAGTCAACGGTATGCCAAGGTAGAGAAACATGCCGGGATACCAGAGCTACGGAGACAAGACGAGAAGAACCGTCAGAACTCCATTGATGATCTGGATGAGGTGTTAAAGAAACATTTCCAGTTCAGGATTGGTAGTCTTTACTCAGACTGTTATGGTCTCTACAAAGAACTGGTAGCAGCCGGTGTTGCTAAGGAGTGTGCACGAGAAGTGTTACCAATGGCAGCTCCGACTAAGTTGTACATGAATGGTTCAATCAGGTCTTGGTTACATTACTGTGATCTGAGGACTGGTCATGGTACTCAGAAGGAACATGCTGTGATTGCTGGTCAGATTCAAGATTTGCTGTATCAGTTCGTACCGAATGTATGTAAAGCGATGTGGGACAAGAACTTCGACTAAATGAGTTCAAGGCTCTGTACAAAGCATGGAAGACCAAGATCCCATGGGTAGATCATCTACTGCTTGGTCTTCTGGTTTGGTTGGAGGAGAAGCTCATCAACAACCGTGTAAAGGTTGAGTTGGATGAAGCGATTAAGGAGTGGGAAACGCTTCAACCTCCAATGCCTGATTATGTCACTCCAATCTACACAGAAAAGCCGTCAGACACGTCTACAAGCCTCCCTGAGATGCGTCTAACGGCTCCGTGGTATATTGAGACGTATGATGAGAAATAAGGGGCTTATAGAGGCTTCTCAGAGGACAGTTCTAAAAGGTAAGCGATGAGGTTACTGAGGCTTCTACCTTCCTTGTCACTTCGTTGTTCCAGTGTTTGTCGTAATGACCATGGAATGGTGACTGTTACACGGCTTGGTTTGCGTGTTAATGGTGTTGTAAAAGGAGACAAACCTTGCTGATTGCTTGGTTGTCGTGAGAATGAGGTCATCAGCTCAATCCATGGTTGAGTTGGTCACGGGTCAGGTAGCTCCAACTACGCTGGCCCACCACATTATACCTTGATGAAATTTTGGCAGAAATTTGAAAAGCCTATTACCGCTATACAGGGACGCAGATTCCCCCGTGTGGGGTCGGTTTCCCTGGGGTATTGGCGCCACTAGATAGGAAATCGAGTGCTGTTGTGTATCACTACGCTACCAAACAGGCGTCAGCATAGGCCGGAGGCATCGCT